ACGTTGACTCTGCTAACGATTCAATTGGTGGTGTATTCTCACCAATGGCGATGGCACACGTTGTTAAGAGACCAATCGTTGTAAGAGAGCAATACGATGCTTCATTAAGAAGCACTGAGTACGTTGCTACTACGGCTAGAGGTAACTCTATCATCAAAGAGCAATACGGTTGCAGAATCAAATCTGAAAGTTTAGTAGACTAATTTTAGGAGACTAGACCTCACTTGGAAAGGGCCTTCGGGCCCTTTTCTTTTATGTGTTATTAATATCAAGATCACAACGCAATAAATAACATTGTTCAGAAGGACTGGACAGAACCATTACAGGAGGACTCAAATGGCCAACATGAGCACAGACTCAGACTTACTTGAATACGAGCCGGACATCCAAAACTTCGGCATACAATCATTCACAGACCTACACACCAAGACGACCAACGATCTACTAAGGAAGTTGCGTATTGATTGGTGGCCTAGAGCGACCTATGGAAGATACGACATCACCACGGGCACATACACGGAGATGGACAACAACCTGTTGACCTACAGCCAATTCACACAAGCGGCTGTGTACCATGTGTTAGCGGAGTACATATATCCAAGGTTATCAACGTTCTCTCCAGATGGAGATGTGTTCAGGGAGAAGATGATGTATTACAAAGAGAAATTTTCAACAACCTTCCAAGAGATATTGAAGGATGGAGTAGAATACGATTACGATTCAAGTGGTACCATAGAAAATTCAGAGAAACAGGCTACACACTTCAATCGACTCGTTAGATAACGATGAGTGCGAGAGAGCAGATAGCGGAAGACATCCGAGAACAACTGATCAACATGTCAGACCCAGCGCCTGGCACTGTGACCAGGGAGTTCTTTGACTTCGAGAAACTGGCCATAACACAGTATCCGGCCATCCTGATAGTGACGGGCAACGAGGAGAGGACCGACGTATCACTGTCAGAGCGACAGGGCATCATACAGATAGAATTGAGATGTTTCGTGCGTGGCAATGAACTTGACACCAGACGGAACCAACTGATCGAACAGATCGAGCAGACACTTGAGGGATCAAGGGGTAGGAATCTAACAACAGACAAGGACGCCACACACTACGTGGAGACACGGGTGACCAACGTGGAAGTCATAGAACGTAATCCACCGATCGGACAGGTCATAGTCACGGTAGAAGTGGAATACATGTACAAGAGGGGTAATCCATAATGAGAGAGATGTACGACGAACAAGGGAATTCACAATTGGTCCCGGATCAACAGGTCCAGGAGAAGTTGAGATCAGGTTGGGTGTTTTTTAAAAAACCTGTGATCGCCAGCAAGAAGGTGATCAACAAAAACATTACGAAGACTAAAACAACAACAAGACCGAGAGCCACTATGCGTATAACCAAGGCAGAGGCGGAGGTCATAAAATCCATTAAGGAGGACAACTAATGGCAAACAATACAACTGCATACGCAGGCACATCAGGTGTGGCCAAGTTCGATGTTGGTGGCTCCGCTACTACTATCGCATCAGTCATATCATTCACACTAACAAACACAGGTGATGTCATCGAGACATCAGCAATGGGCAACACGGCTAGGACATACGTTCCAGGCCTAACCAACGCTACTGCATCAATGAGTTTATACTTCGTTGACGGTGACGCGGCCCAGGCGGCATTACAGACAGCACCAGGATCAGCGGCGGCTTCAATCGAACTGTATCCATCAGGTGAGACAACAGGTCAGAAACTTTCAGGTGAAATGATCGTTACTTCATTTGAAGTTTCGGCGGCCAATGATGGTGCCGTGACCGCGGAAGTGTCAGGACAAATTACAGGAGCGGTTACAGTAACCAACCTATAATGACAAGAGTTATCTTTAACGGCGACAGCATGAAGCGTAAGGTCAAGGTCATAATTGAGGCCGCGGCCGAGGGCGTCACTGACGCCGTTCTAGATGACGTGAGGGACAGATCACCAGTGAGGTCTGGCCTATTCAAGAGGAGTTGGCGTAAGTCAGGATCGGGAATGAAATACAGATTGACCAATCCACAACCATACGCCGGCGCACTGGAAAGAGGTCGTAGTAAGCAGGCACCGAAGGGTGTTGTCAGACCTGCGATCGAGAACATAAAACAACCAATCAGGAGATATAGATGACAATAACAGACAAGATATCAAAACACTACATGCAGAGCATTGGTGGTGATTTGGAAAAATTACATTGTGAGGAATGGGACACTGACATTTACTTCAGGACCACATATCCTCTCAAAGACGAGGCCAAGATAATGCAATTGACCCAAGAAGGCAAGACCGTTGAGGCACTCGTAGAAAGCATAGTGACCAAGGCCAGGGACAAGGATGGCAAGAGGCTTTTCCACGATGCTGACAGGATAAAGTTGATGAACGAGGCAGACCCACAGGTAGTGATCAAGGTGGCTTCAGCAATCAACAATGCAAAAATAACTGCTTCACAGGAATCTATAGCAAAGGAATAGGTTCCAGTGTTGAGTTGAGGTTTGTAATGGTACTGGCTGATCGACTGAAGATGTCAGTCGAACAAGTGTTACAGATGTCAACGCTGGAGAAAGATCTCTGGGCCGGTTACTTGTTGCATGAATACAACGAGGGAAAGAAGACTATGGGAAAACAACAACCAACACCGAGGAGACGTAGGTAATGGCCAAGACTGAAAGACTACTGCTTGATATACAGATCAAGAACATGCAGGCCCTGGGCAGGGTCAATGCCAATATCAAGAAACTAGAACGTAGTAGTTTGACCATGGGCAGTGCCATCAAAGGTGCACTAGGTGCCTTTGCACTTATTGGTGGTGCCAGATTGGCAGGTGGTTTGGTCAATACCATTAGGAAATTTGAAGACCTTAAGGCCACATTGGTAACCATCGAAGGCGATGCTAAAAAAGCCGGCGAGGCTTTTGACTTAATCAGAAAATTCACAGCGGGAACAACATTCCAACTCGATGAAGTATCCAACGCTTTCATAATATTCAGGAACGCTGGATTGAACCCTACCGCAGAGATGATGACCAATATTGGTAATATTGCGGCCGGTATGGGAAAAAGGATTGACGATGTTGCCCGGGCTGTGTTCAACGCCACTACTGGTGAATTTGAAATGCTTAAGCAGTTGGGTATCAAAGTTAAAACAGAAGGTGACAAGTTAACTGTCAATTTCAGGGGTACAGCCAGAACAATCAAAAACGATGGTAAAGCAATTGTTGATTTCCTACAGGAAATAGGAGCAATTGATTTTGCTGGAGCCATAGATGCTAGGGCAAAAACTCTGTCAGGTGCATTTAGTAATTTAAAAGATGCCATCGATGAAGTTGCTGTGGCCATAGGTGAAGGTGGATTAAAAATTCAGTTGACTGAACTGGCCAGGGAGATGACCAAACTGCTCCAGGAAAACCCTAAAGTCGTAAAAGGTCTCGGTGATCTGGGTGACACGGTTGGAGGATTTTTCACGTGGTATTTGAAACAAGCCACTATCACTTTAGGTGATATGGGTAGAGGTATCCAGTTTCTCATAGATAAGTTGGCTATCCTTAGTGGCAAGACTGACGAACATATCATAGTTCAACGAAATTTCAATGAAACTTTCCGAAGATTCTTTTCCGATGTGACCATGATGGATCAGGGTCTGAAGAAAACTAACAAAACACAAGAAAAAGCAATACAGATTACCAAAACTCATCAGATGAAACTTGATGAGTACAACATGTCCGCAAAGGAACAAAAAGTACAGCAGGACAGAGTCACTAAGGCCATGGAGAAATCCAAACAGGAGGCAGAGCAGTTGGCCGCAAGGTTCAATGTCAACGTGACGGCACTTGACCTATTCATCTCCGGTTATAACGCCTTAAATGACCAAGCAGTGGATTCCATCACCAATGTCATAATGGGCACGGAGAGTTTGGGAGATGCGATCAAAAACATCACACAGACCGCACTGCGATCTCTTATATCAAGTTTTGTACAGTTGTTCATAGTTGGTCCAGCACTCAAAAAGATCGCTGAAATTATGGGATGGGACATGGTTAACGCCACTGTAAAACAAACACAGGCAGAGAAAGAACTGAATAGCCAATTGAGGAAACAAATCGGATTAAGACTTTTACTGATGATACTGGGTGGTGCCGCGGACGGTGGTACCGTGGGCTACGGCAACAAGAAAGGCAAGGCCAATGGCGGTGCCATTGGATACCGGGGAGCCAGGGCCATGGGCGGCAACGTGGGCACCGGTGGTGCTTACTTGGTCGGAGAGCGAGGACCAGAACTATTCGTTCCAAACACGGCGGGCACAGTTGTTTCAAATGAGGCTTCCGGAGGCAGGATGGGTGGAGCCACAGTAAACTTCAACATCAGCACGGTGGATGCGGTAGGTTTTGACACTTTGTTGACCAGTAGGCGGGCACTAATAACTAACATCATAAGCGATGCCATGAGCAGGCAAGGAAGGAGATTTGCTTAATGTCAGGGACATTTCCAACAACTAATTTCAAATCAATCAATTGGCAGAGCAATGCAAACACCATTGTCAGCACAACGATCACAAATAAAACATTTTCCAAAGATCTTGGCGGCCAATTCTTCAGTTTCACATTAAAGAGCGTACCGTTATCGAGAGATGACTTTGGTGGTATACAAGCATTCATCGTCACACAGAGGGGTGCGTTTGACACGTTCACTATAGTTCCTCCAGTGATTGGCAGTGCCAATGGCACGTTCGTCAATGATGGAACAAAACTGCCTGTGACATCAACAGCGGCGGTGGGGGCCAGTACCATAACGGTCACACCAACTGGCAATGGCACGCTGAAAGCCGGTGACCTCATCAAGTTCGCCAATCATTCAAAAGTTTACATGCTGACGGCTGACAAGACCTTGAGCGATTCAACACAGACAACGATAGATATTTTTCCAAACCTAAGGACACAGGTGCCATCATCACAGAACACCTTGACAGACGACGTACCGATCACTGTCAGATTCATTAATGACGCACAGGAGTTTGATCTAGGGGTTGACAATTTATACCAATATGAATTAGATGTAGCGGAGGCGTTGTAATGACCAGGGGCATATCTTCAGAAGCGAACACGGCTTTAGCGGCACAGAAACGTCGGGTTGTTGACCTTGTGAGGATAGTTGGCCAGGACCAAGGCACGCTGTTCAACATCCAGACCGGCGGTACAAATTCTTTAGATTTCACCAACTGTGATGTGGATCTTTCGCATGACTCGGTGACCTACAGTGCCAATGCTGGTTACATAGGACACAGTGCTATCACGGAAACGGTCAATGCCGCTAATGACAAGATGTCATTGGCTTTCACAGGTGTTGATCTCACAAACGCCTACATACTGTTGAATTCAAACTTCGTTGGTGCCAAGGTAACAATCAGGAAAGCGGTCATAAACCAGGATTACAGCATTACCACCAACGGTGTGTATTCAATCTTTGAGGGGTTTGTCAACACATTCAACCTTTCGCACGACAAGGAGACGGCAGATTTCACATTGGAATGTGGAGGTCCTTTCAGTGCCTTCGAGAAGGCCAGCATTTACGGATACGCAACGACACTGAGCCACCAAATAGTGTTCGAGGGCGACAAGGGTTTTGAATTTACCACAGAGACATTAACAGATCTACAATGGGGTAAACAGTAATGGGCATAGGCAGTTGGTTCCAAAAAACAAAAGACAAAGCGGTCAATGTAGTCAAGAAAACGATTGACACTGTCGTTGGGGTGGTCAAGGGCGTTGTTAACCTTGTGACCGGTCCATTCACTGGTGGGTTTGACATACCAGACTTGTACAATGATGCAATGCAGTCGTCCGCGATCGACCAGGCCACCACCGTAGATTTCAATCCCAGCAACAAGGCGATACCGGTGTGTTATGGCAAATTCGTGGAACGTGCGGTCAAGAACATTTTCGTTGACACCGCTGGAGACAAGAATCAGTATCTGTACATGTGTGGTGTGATAGGACTTGGTATGACACAGGACGACAACTACGGCTCAAGATTATGGAATTTGATAATAGATGACCAGGTGTGTGACATAAAGACTGCCAGATCAGTCAAGGGTTACAAGCCTGCACATTATACCACAATATTTGAACAAGGGGTATCAGTCAATGATACAACATTTCCGGGCGATGGTTATCCAAGATTCGGTGGTAGGCAAATATTTGGTAATCGTACTCCTGCTTTAAGACAGCCACCCACCTATGAAGTCAAGACAGGCACGTTCAAGAACAGGGTAAGATTCCAATTGTTCGATGGCAGTGATTCACAGCCAGCATCGGACCTTTTGAAAGAGAGCCCACGTTGGAATGATGACCATAGATTGCGGGGAATACAATACATAGCCTTAAGATTTGAATGGACGAACGATGAGATCACGGACGAGAACGGTGACAACCTTACCAACCCTTTCTCTGGTCTACCAAGGGTTGTAGTGATGGCACCAGGCAAGAATGTTCCCAAGTTGGTCAGGGAGAAAAATTCAGACCCAGGCTATGAACACGACACGGACACAACATCAACTGGTGTGGTGGCCACTATGCCAGCACCCGCGGATTGGTCAGTGACCTTTGCCAGTGGAGCGTATTCACACACTGCCACAAGGCAAAACGGTTATGATGTGTCGGGTAATCCTGTGGAAATACTCTTGGACTACATGTTGAATGACCGATATGGTGCCGGTATACCTTTGAGCAAGATAGACCAAAACAGTTTCATAAATGCCGCCGTGGCCTGTGGCCGATTGAGGTCAGAGAACAGTATTGCTGGCAGTAATTTTGCCACGAACAACTACCAATTGATCTATGACGGCGTTGGAACCATACAACACTATCCTAATCTGGTGTTTAGGAGGAACGTTGGCATCGAAGCGGTTGGTGACGGAAGACTCACATACCCAAATTCGGTCTACTACAGGCAGTTCGTGATAGACACAGGCAGGACACACCTTGAAAATATAAATCGTATATTGACCAGCATGGGTGGTATAATGCCGTTCGTAAATGGCAAATTCAAATTGACCATAGAGAACGCCGGCACTCCGGACAACAGTTATGACATACCTTCGGATTCAGATCTCAAGGCCAGCCACACAATGACTTTTACTGATGACAACATCATAGATGGTATCACTTTCACCGGTGGGGCATTAGACAACACATTCAATCAGATCAAAGTCAATTATACAGATATAGAAGAAAGGTCACAGAACAATTCTGTTATTTGGCCACCAAAGACTGATTCCCAATATTCACTTTTCAAGAGAGAAGACAATGATATAGACCTGATTGGTAATGTAACCAACGCTGGTATCGTCAACGCCGCCCACGCCACCCACTATGCCAAAGTGTTGGTGGCCAAGAGCAGGCGACAGCAGAGCATTTCGTTCAAGACCACTGAATCCGCCAGTGATCTGACCGCAGGCGATCTGATACGTGTGACCAGCACGACGTTGCTTTTTGATCACATGTTTCGAATTACCACTATCACCTTGAACCAAGACGGCGACATAGAGATAAGTGCCTTCAGGCACTATCCAGAAAACTATGATTTCGATGATGTAAACTTATTTGACAACCAGATTTCGTTCAACAGATTCGTCGTAAACAAAATACGGAAGCGTAATGCTATCAATCCAGTGTTTAACAGATTCCGTCAACCACAAGGTCTTTTGGTGCGGAGCAAGGCCACACCCGGGTTGGTGTTGGGCAAGGGCAACAGGTCCGACCTGCTTGTGACTTGGAAAGATGGCAACATCAACGCCAACAACAACCAGTATGAAGTACAGGTCAAGAAGAACACCGATGCTAATGAACAGTTTGTCAGCCTTGGCACCACAAGGAACCAAGAATTCACTGTGTCCACGGAATTCTTCGTGCCTGGTCAGAAACTGACCGTACGTGTGAGGGCCACTAACTGGAGGGGCGATATTAGTGCTTTCGCCAGCACCACTGTCAGCACCAAGGCCTACTTTGGTGGTGAGTTCGAGGACAACGTGTTCCCTTTTCCAAAAAACTACATGGATGGTTCATTGAGTGGCATATCAAGTGGTGGAGGTGCCGGCACTAATGTGACAACACCAGATACGATCCAGAGAAACGACACAGGAGAGATATAATGCCAATAACATCAGGATGGAGAGACACGGTAGACAACATAATTTGGCCCACAGATTACGGTCGTTGGGACGACCTGGGCAACGGCAGTGGTTCACACTTCACGATAACTGCCATAGATACAACCAACAATTTCACCTTTGATGAGACCAACAATGGCTACATCAGGATCAACTACACTGACGCATTGAGATTGACCAACAGGTCAGAATGGCGTATCGACACAACCATCACTATCAACTCTAGCAGTACCTCAACAACCAATTTCCAAACCGCACACGAGGGCGTCATCTTCGCTTCTGGTGAAGGTGGTCTGTTGACAGACGACGGTTCCACAAGGACTGTTGACTACGCGGGCACCATTGACGCCAACAGGAAGTTTAAGTTCTACTATCACGATGGAAGCAGTCTCAACTCAATCACTTCTACTGCAACCATAGGTGTTGATGACGCAATCGCCATAGCGGTCGTATATGAAAACAGTGAGATCAAGATCTATGTGGCTGGCGTGCTTGACTCAACCACGAGTGCCAGTGCTGGTGTAAGGAACACTTCAAACAATTTCGTGATTGGTGGTAACACCACTGGAGACAGCACAGGAGATTACCTGCTTGGTTGCAACATCACAAGATTCAAGATACGAAAGGATGCCGATGCATCCACAACCGACAAACAGTTGATCGATTTTGATCCGAGATCGTATTACGCAGACTACAACGTTTTGAATTCGAACAGTGAATGGGACATAAACACCTTGATCAGTTTCATAGACGTGGCACCACCTAAACCAAGACAACTGAAACTTATACCACAGACCTGGGGCAATTGGACTTACTGGTGGATAAATCCAAAAAGTCAGATAGAAGTCACAACAGGCTCAATATCATTTGATCAACCGATCACCGGTTTCAAGAATCTTGACATCACAACCACGGATGGTTTCTTGTGTGCATATGGACAGGGCAGTCAGGATAGGCTAGGTGGATCAACGCAATACGCGGCCTGGAAGGCGGATGAACGTGCTTCAGGCATACATTCATTGATCACTGATTTGAATCCCATCACGGAATTGAAGGATGATGGACCATTTGGTAGTGGTCTCATCACCACACAGAGCACAAATTACAGCCTCACATTACCCAGTGCTGGTTACCTACCCACCGAGCAGATCACGGAAAGTGCCACTATGTTGGACGCCACGAAAGTAGACACATATTCAGGCAACAGTGCCAACAACCAAGGCATGAGGCCAAGGGGTATTTTACAGATAGCATATACCATAGATCAACAACTGTTGGCCGAAGAGTTAGAGACCAACGACAACAGTGAAAGACGTTTCTTCATGGGACTGCCTTACTACGAGGTCAGTGATAACAGTTCAACTGTGTACGAGGGTGGAATATATTCATTCAAAAGGAACAGTCAAACAGGCCAAAGATTTGATCACGATTTCAGACTTGGTAACAGCAACACAATTATGATTGAGTCCATCGATGACAACTCATCTGCTGGTGCTGGCGTTATTCTAACAACCAGGACCGCACACGGTCTCAGCGATGGAGACAAGATAATGGTTAGACCAGGACTGTTTAGGAACCCAGGATCATATCCAAACACAGGTACCGGAACCATAGGCAACGTTGATGCCTTTGACTCACACCGGTTACACGGTATCAGTCACGTCCGAGTCAGGAGCACCACAGAGATAGAACTGTTCGCTGATTCAGGACTTACCAATCCTGTCAACACTTCAACATCTTCAACACTGTCATTACACACACCTGGATACATCATCACACCTAACGCCAGTGGTGAGCCTTACATCAAGGATCTCGGTCACAAATTGGTCAATTTCACAACACCTTTCGCTGACATCAAAGAGATCAAGGCCAACGAAGAAGTTGTGTACAGGCCCGCAATAGAGAGGACGGGTGCATTGGCCTTCTCTGGTGGATCCGCCAGCAGTTTTGGTTTGCCTTCGACAAGACAGGCGGAACAGACCGTTAAGGAATACTTCGGTACCCAATCAGACAGCATCCAGACCAAGACCACACCACGTGGTAACGTCAGTGATCCCATAGAGATAACAACTTATAGGACAGGCACCATAGGATCAAACATACAAGGTGCCCCGATCTTTGTTGATCTTGACCTACCAACCGATGGTACCTTGTATGTGAACATATCGGAGATAGAACGTGCTGACAGTTCCACAGAGACACCACCACGAATTATCGCATACTATGGCCTAAATGGACACAGTCCATCCGCGGGCACAGATGACAGCCTCACAAGTTTAGGACTGGACAGTGCTGACACCGTCAGTTTCGCCATCAGTGCTGACAGTGTGATGGCCACGGACGAATTGAGATCAATCCAATTATATGCCGCCATCGATGGCGTCACACACACCAGTGGCAGTGATGTGACCAGGGCAAAATGGAAGATATGGTTCGTCAGTGCTGTGTCAGAGGCGGACAACAGGATATTTTGGGCAGGTGGTATGCCTCCCGGCTTCAACAGATTGACCACTGGCGCCAGGAACACGGCGTCATCCAGCACCAACTACATCTCACGTGAGAGATCCAGCATAGTGTTCAAGACACCCAGTGAGAACAGCACCTTCACTGTGTTTGGCATACCTTTGGTAGCACACAGCCTCTTGGGCGAGACCTACATCAGTTCTGGTAATGCGTTTGAAATATTCAGGATCGAGGGTTCTGGCAATGCAAAACACTACGATCTCAACAAAGTTGATGAAACCATAACCAAAACCAACGGTGGTGTGTCCAGCCAAGGTCCAGACATAGCACCATGGGTGCGTTTCGCAACACAGACCAAGGACCAATACAGGCTACACAATCGTAGGAGATGGAGATGCCTGGAAACACACACCAGCAGTAAGGAATTCGTCACTGATTTACAGTTGGGCAGGTGGGAAGTAGTTTAAATAACACTAACACAAGGAGAAAACAATGGCTTGGGCCACAGTAGGAAACGTAACAACAACACACCTTGACAGTGCTGATGATTCACCGGCAGAAGCAAGGGTAGAATTATACAACGCACTTTTAGAATTACAGAACGTGATCAATGGTAGGGGCGCCGTCAACGGCGTGGCTTCATTGGATGCCAACACCAAAGTGCCTTCGGCACAGATGCCGGACGAGATCAACTCAAGCGGTTCAACTGACTTGACACTGGATCCTGCCACTGGCATCGTGGCCGTTGAAGACATCATCAAACTCAATCCCATCACAAGGACGGCGGCCTACGCTGTCAGTAACTTGGCTGACGGAATGATGGCGATGATGAGCGATGGTGATTCCACAGCAACAAAACCCGCCTATTATGCAGGTGGCGTTTGGCGATACTTCGACGACAACACTGAAGTACCTAGTTCTTAATATCTCTTAAAAATTCTTTGGGTGGAATGAAATCAACCTCCATCCTCCATGGTCGATCTGTGACCATTGTTATGGGCACTGACAGGCTTATGCGTTCAAGCAATTTCTGTTTGGGCAGGCT